TGCCTTAAGAAATATAGTCTAAATAGAGTGTCCAACTTTATGGGTTCACTTCAATAAGGGCTTTACTTATGGAGATGGCGGGTGTCTACGTAATGTTTTATAGGATTTTATAGAGTTTTCTTCCTATAATAATCAGCATTATTAGCCCTATGAAGCCCTGCGAAGATTTGGATTAGGGGGACATTTTGGGGGTCGATAAAAAACAACCCCAACCAGCGAACCGATCAGGGTATGTCCATCTAGTGACGGCCTTTCAACCAGTCATAGATGATACTTGATACAAGATTGACTAAGATAGCCAAAATCAAGCTAAATAAGTCAGGCATTGGAGGAACACCTCCTCTTGTGCAAATTAGAAGTAGTCAGCTTCTATGCACCAGTCTATTATACCAAAATTTGACAATATTGAATAGATAAGCTAATATAAACGTAGGCATTGGGGGACACCCCCTTTAGCAAGCTAGTCACTTGCAAACCAGTTTTACCTTCCAACTTCATGTTGGGGGGTAATTTTTTTGCACTAAAAAAACGCCACACCCGATATTTTTCGAGCGTGGCGCTTAGTTTAGCTATTCATATTTCTTGCCAGTAATTGCTTCATACTGCTCAGCAGTGATAGCTTTCATCTTCACAAACTTCTTGATAGATAATCCTAGCTTATGCATTGCTTTACATACATTATACATCTTCTGTATCACCACCTTCTAAAGCTACTAAACGTGCTTCGTGCTGACCCATTTGAATAGCCAAATCGTTGATCAAATCTAAAAGATCAAGCTTTTCATTTGCACCAGTCCATTTTTCACCATTCCAAACCGGATCTTGAAGATTGTATGTTTTGTCGTTAAAATTTCTTACTGGTGGCAACTCAGTCGAGTTTGCTGGCTGGTTAGGTGCTTGCACTTCACCGATAAACTCTTTTGTCACTGCGTCATACATATAGTAAATTGACATGTTATCCTTCCTTTCTGACTGCGCCAAGACTTAAGACATCTGCATCAGACCAAATGCCGAGCTCGAACATAACACGAGCGAATACTGGCTTACGACCATACGAAGCACTATTTGTACCAGCATCGCCAAAAGCGTTGGACCAGTCAAATTTGCTTGCATCTTGAATAGCGTTAATTACTTTTGTTCGTGGTGACCAATAGTCAAACATACCTGATTTAGATTTAAATTTTTCAAGTGTAAGCGTCCCTCGTGATGCACTAATCACGTTTGGTATGAGTGGCCAAGTTACAAAATCGGTAGCGTTTAGATTTCCAGCAAAGCCATATCCATAAACGGTAGCCGTTGTAGCATACTCTGGAAACTGCAGATCGCAACCATTGTCAAACCGGATTGTCCAAGGCGCCGTCGTTCTATCTAGTGTCCAAGCTGTCGGTGCACGACGCACTTCACTAACATTGTTATTCTCCTCTGTTTTAGGCTTTAAGCTGTCAATGAAGACTTGCTCTGAGCCTGAGTTACCTAGATCAAGCCAAATTTGATAAGCAGACTTGCCATCTGCACCTTTTTCGCCTTGATCCCCTTTAGGGCCCTGAGCTCCATCTCTTCCGTTTACACCGTCACGACCGACAGGACCAACTGGACCAGGATCTCCTTGTGGTCCCTGATCGCCTTTTTCACCAACGACAGGTACACCAGCGCCACTGCTTTCAGCAATTTCTTTTCTAAGTTGCTCGATTGTAATCGTGCTTAGCATTGTACCTGTTATATCGTTGAGCGTGCTGGATAGTCGCAACGTGATTTGTTTTTCATCTGGATAGATATATAGCTTTTCATTGCGATACATCCAAACTTCAAGGCGGTAATCGTCTGCAGGCAGATCAGCAAACTTGGTGCTATCAATCGTGATCGCACCATTTGCAATACCAGGTTCAATATCTAGCAAAAAGCCTGTCCTATTACCGATTTTTACGGTGACGTTATCGTTTTCTGATACAATAGTCTGCTTGTTGTCGTCAAACAGCAAAAGCTCATAAATTCGACTTGTATCACGAGCTTTTTGCAGACTATTGTTGATCGTTACTCTTCGCATAGCGATCACCTAGTAGCGCAAGTTTTGACCGGGATAAATTAGATTGGCGTTTCTAATCCCGTTCAAGCTTTGTAGATGCGATACTGTTGTACCTAAGCGACTAGCGATCGTGCTTAGATTATCACCAACACGCACAGTGTATACGCTCATGATTGTCGCTTGACCACTAACTTTAAGAATTTGACCCGGATAGATCAAGTTAGCGTTTCGAATGTTGTTAGCACTCTGTAATGCGCTGACTGTTGTACCAAAACGTACTGCGATCGCACTTAAGCTGTCGCCAGATCGCACGACATATGTGCTTGCTGTAGCTTGAGCGTTGTTTTGCTTAGCTGTCGATAAGATCTCAACATTCGAGCGATCAATCCATGACATGATTTCAGCTAACAATACTTTATTACCACTCGTTTGAATGACTTGATAACTCTTGCCTTTGACCCACGAAGGAATACCTGTTCCGTTACTCCAAGTCTTGGCGCTAAAGTTTACCTTGACTGTATATCCAGCTTCAATATCTTTTTTAGGTGTGTTATCAGCTACGATACCTTGATGAACTGCGTCAGGTTTTGTGACTGGCTTTTCAGCATCACCATGCTTGTAGCCGTTCTTCGTTACGCCTAACAAATCAACGTTGTAGTCTAAGCCATCAGCCCGTGCAGTCGACGAAAATTGCCACATTGCCACCCCGTTCATTGATGGGAAGTAGGCCCACAAAGGTTCAGTATTAATCGCGCTCGTTGGATAAGACGCTACCCAAATGCAGTTTGGAAACTCTGCTAAAATGCGATTTAGATCGAGATATTGCTGAGCAAACCATTTACCTGTATATAAAAGCGGTGTGTAACCAGCTTCACGCACTCGACGCAAGCCGTACAATACATTATCTGTATTTGCTTGAACGTTGTCAGTCGCACCTTGCTCATAATCGAGCGCAACGATCGATTGTTTTGGCGTTTGAATTTTAGGTAAGTGATAGTTCAGCATACGTGCAGTCTGCATCTTATTAGATCCTGTTTCCATCCAAATGTATGTGTGCATACGCAGGCCCATCGCAATCCCGGTACTGATCTGCGTCTTATACGTCCACTGATCATAAATCTCATTGCCAACAGCACCACCAATTTGTGCGATGCTAAAGGTGTCGCTACCTTTTGCTTTTTGCGCATTCGGCCCTTGATATTTAGATGTATCCGTACCAAACTCACGTTCATCAGCTTTGACGTGATCAGTTTGCACGAGTTTCTTAATCATTGGCGGTGCAATCGATACGTTTTGAATTGTATTTTCAGCTAACGGCGCAGAAACAAAAAGAGCCGCTGATGCAACGACTCCAAAAAATAATTTCTTCTTATTCAATTAGATCAGTCCTCCTTTTCTTTTTGTGGATATTGTTTCAATAGATCACGTTGTTTGGCATAGGCTTGTTCTACTGCATTTACGATCACTTGTTCATCTTTGACAGTGAATCCTGCGTCTAAAAGCGCCCGTGTGACAGTTTTGATCGCATGATTTTTCTTCATCGCACCGCTCAAGTACTCAGTCACTCCAAGTTTTTGAGCGGCTACCACCGCATCTTTTGCCAGTGGCTCGAGCACGTTAAAAATCGTACGTGCACGCTCATTTTTTCGGATCTCACTTCCAACATAAACGATCACAGCTGTAATGATCGTAATAAATAGTGTTACTAAAGCATCCATCATTTTTTATCTCTCCTTTCTAGTTTTCGTTTGAGCCTTGCATTTTCTTTTTTTAGTTCTTCTAAATCATCTTTATCTTCAGTTTTTTTGCGATTTTCGTGCGCTGTGATCCAAGCGACTAAAGCAGAACCCAGCGCACTGATAACCGCAACTAGTACTTGGTCGCTCATCTTGTCACCCTTTCGCCATGATCTCAGTTACCATTTCCGTTAGTACAAAAAAGGCGAAGATCCCTGGAAAGCCCACGTAGACACCTACCAAAATATCCGTCATCGTAAATGACAAGAAAAATATTGACCATACACATGTCAAAAGCCCAGTCATCACAGGTCGATAGTATAGATTTTTTACATCCCACAACGCATAAACTAAAGCTACCGTACCGACACAAGCTAACATGAAAATAAACGGCGGGTCATCTAACACTTCAAGATATCCATACCCGTCTAAACTAAAGATCCCTGAACTTCGTTTGACAATAAAATAAAGTGCCAGAGCATATGTCTCCAACGCTTTAAACAACCAAAAACGATTCTTTTTTAAATTTTTTAGCATCATTCTCACCTTCTTACTGCTCCTAAACTCTCCACATCAGCATCAGACCAGATGCCTAATTCGTA